TCCTAGTAGGTTGAGAAGAGCAGACGGTCAGGGCATTCGTGATAGTTATGATTACTACGACATCATTCTTTCACACCTTCTTGATGAAGGATATGCTGAAACACCAGAAGCAGCAGAAGTTATTATGGTGAATATGAGTGAAGATTGGATGCAGAGTATTGTTGAGGAACTTGAGCAACTTGATGAAATCTCCAAAGAACTTGAGGGACGTGTAGAAATGGAAAGAATTGCAAGAACTGGTGCTGCTGCTGATCGTGCCCTTATGCACCGCAATCCTCAGGCAATGAGAGCAGCAGAAGATGCCGCTGAAAAAGAAAGACGGACAAGAAGTCTTCTAACCAGAAGACGTAGAAAACGTGCTGGAATGGGTTAAATCAAGAAGTTTTGATGTCCACTTCTTAAACTGGCACATAGGGGGTTCCAAGACCCCCTTTTTTCGTGTATAATAACTTCAGTTAAATAAAACAACTACATTATGACTCGCACCAAAATGACTGATGACCAAATTATTTCAGGTCTTAAAGACTATTTTGGCACAGAACTGACTGCTGCTGATATTAAAGGATTTTGTGCTTCTAAAGGTCTTTCATACCCTACTGTAACTCGTCGTCTTGAAAAATTTAAAACTAATAGGGGTCGTTGGAATCTTGAAGTAACTACTGAGGCAATTGAAAATTTGGAAAATACTTTTAATGCACCAACAGTTCAAGGAATTGGTATTATTGAATCGGTAAAACAGAATCTTGTTCCAGAAAAGGATAATACTTTCGTTAAGTTTGGTAATTTTACTGACATCAAAAAAATTATTCAATCTCGTCTCTTTTATCCCACTTTTATTACTGGTCTATCTGGCAATGGTAAAACTTTCAGTGTGGAACAAGCGTGTGCTCAACTTAATCGTGAATTGATTCGTGTCAATATTACCATTGAAACTGATGCTGATGATTTGCTTGGTGGATTCCGTTTGGTAAATGGTGAAACCGTATGGCATAACGGTCCCGTAATTGAAGCACTGGAGCGTGGTGCCATTCTACTTTTGGATGAAATTGACTTAGCATCTAATAAGATTCTGTGTCTACAATCCATTCTGGAAGGTAAAGGAGTCTTCTTGAAAAAGATTGGTCGTTTCGTCAAACCTGCTACTGGATTTAACGTGATTGCTACTGCAAACACTAAAGGTAAGGGTAGTGATGATGGTCGCTTCATCGGCACTAATGTATTGAATGAAGCATTTCTGGAAAGGTTTGCAATTACTATGGAACAGGAATATCCTTCTCCTACCGTTGAACAGCGTATTCTTGAAGGTGTAGCTCTAAATCTTGGTATGAAAGACCATGAGTTTTGTAAGAGACTTTGTGATTGGAGTGATGTGATTAGGAAGACATTCTATGATGGTGGAATTGACGAAATTATTTCCACTCGTCGTTTGGTTCATATTATTCGTTCATATAGTATTTTCAACGATAAGGCAAAAGCAATTCAAGTTTGTATTAATCGTTTTGATGATGAAACTAAGCAATCTTTCTTGGAACTTTATGATAAGATTGATGTTGATTTTCAAATGCCTTCTGATTCGACACCAACCCCAACTGTAGAGGGAGGTCAAGAAGTTGAGTTGACTTAAACGATATGATTTGATAGAATAAAGGGGAAAATCAAACTCTTTCTCCTTTATTTTATTATGTACGTTCCAGATAATGAAAAAGAACTTCATGAATATAAAATGTTCATGAATGAACATAGTGGAATGATAAATCTTGAAAAATCTCCGGTTGAAAATAAAGAAAAATTTTATAAAAATGCTAACATGAATGAACCTAAAAACCATCTTTGGAAATACAATGAGGACAAAATACTGAAAGACATTCAAGACTATGTGACCAGCACATACGGTAGTCATTATTGTGGTAATAACCAAGAATATAGAAACACGCAAACGATTGATTTGATGGCAGCAAAAGACTTGGCAGCACATTTTTGTCAGGCAAATATTTTGAAATATGGCAGTCGTTATGGTGATAAAGATGGACGCAATAAGAGTGATTTAATGAAAGTCATTCATTATGCTATGCTTCTTCTTCACTTTGATGGACACTATTCCCGTGTGAACAATGGTATTACTGAATTTAATTGATTATGAAATTATCTGAAAACACCCTGGCACTTCTTAAAAATTTTGCAAGTATTAATAATTCAATTCTTGTAAAGAAAGGAAATCGTCTTAGAACTATTTCTGTCGCAAAGAATATTCTTGCCGATGTAGAAATTGAAGAAAATTTTCCACGAGATTTTGCAATTTATGATTTAAGTCAATTTTTAAACGGAATAAATCTTCATAAAGACCCAGATTTTGATTTTACTGAAGAGAATTATCTTTCTATTCGTGAAGGAAAATTGAGAGTAAAATATTTTTTTGCCGACCCAAACGTCATTATTTCACCTCCAGAAAAAGAAATTAATTTTCCATCTAAGGATATTTGCTTTCAACTGGATGGTTCTTCTTTGGAAAAATTGCTAAAAGCGGCATCAGTATATCAATTACCTGATTTGTCACTTGTCGGTGGTTCTGGAGTAATACGTATCCTTGTCCGTGATAAAAAAAATGATACTTCAAATGAGTATTCAATTGTTGTTGGGGAAACGGATGAAGAATTCATTTTTAATTTTAAGGTAGAAAATATTAAAATTATTCCAGGTAACTACGATGTAGTAATTTCAAAAAAACTTATTTCTCATTTTAAAAATACGAGATACAATTTGTCTTATTGGATTGCCCTTGAACCTGATTCATCATTTAATTAATGGAATTTCTTCTTTATCTTTCACCTATTGGTAAAGACATATACTCTTTAATTTCTCAAAAAGTTAAAGTTGTAGAAAATGCTCCAATATGTAGAAAGCATGATATTTACGGGTGGTTTGATGCGCCTAAAAGAACAATGACTTTTTGCACCGATACAATTAAAAAAGGACCGAATCCCAAATATTACATAAATGAAACTTTATTTCATGAATCGGTGCATATTTCTCAATCATGCAAAAATAATATGGGGTGGGTGGCACCATTATGGATTAGTCCAAGTTTAATGCCTATTAATCAAAGAAGAAAAACTGATATTGAAACTGCAAAAAAAATCGTAGGAAATGAAGTTCAGCAAATTGAGCATGAGGCATTTTGGATGGAAGATAAACCAGAAAAGGTCAAGTATGTTTTAAAGAAATACTGTTTTTGATTACTTGGATATTATATTATGGAACTAACTGACAATAAACCCTTTATTTGGGTGGAAAAATGGGCACCAGAATCTGTTGAAGATTTAATTTTGACCAAAAGTGTTAAGAATTTTTTTCTTAACATTGTTAAGGAAGGGCAACTAAATCAAAATCTTATCCTACAAGGTTCTCAGGGATGCGGAAAAACACAAACTATCAAAACCCTCTGTAAGATTACGAAACAAGATGTTTTGTTTTTGAATGGTTCATCTGAGGGTAGATATTTAGACACCATTCGTAATCAAGTTATTAATTTTGGAACAACAGTTTCTATGTTTAATGATAAGAAAAAGGTGGTGTTTTTTGATGAATTTGATGGAACAACTAATGATGTGATGCTTTGTCTTCGTGGAGTTATTGAACAACTTCATAACAATGTTTGCTTTATTTTTACTTGTAATAATCTCAATAGAATTATTGAACCAATTAAATCAAGATGTGTTGTTCTTAAGTATACTCCTATTCTAAAGGATGAAAAACCACAAATGATGTCAGACATCTTTAAAAGGATGTCTTTTATTCTTGATAAAGAAAATGTAGAATACGATAAAAAAGTTATACTTGAATTGGTTAGAAATTATTTTCCAGATACTAGACAGTTACTTAATGTTCTTCAAAGATATTCCATATCAGGTAAAATTGATTCGGGTATTCTTGCGTCCTTCTCTGATACTTCTATAAATGACCTTCTTATTCATCTTAAAGAGAAAAATTTTAAGGAGGTTAGAAATTGGGTAGTTAAGAATTTGGATAATGATGTTTCTATCATTTTTCGTAAAGTTTACGATGCTCTTTATGAGTCTCTTGTTCCAAGCACTATTCCTGCTGCTGTTCTTATTATTGCTAAATATCAATATCAGTGTGCTTTTGTTTGTGACCAAGAGATTAACTTATTAGCAGCATTAACTGAAATTATGTGTGAGGTTGAATTCAAATGATTAGACATCAAATAAAATCTAAATGGTATTATATTTTTTGGGGTGCCTGTGCATTTGCTGTTGTAAGTGGACAAATTTATGTTGGAACTGGTTACAGAGAAATGTCAGATTCAGTTAAAAATATTCAAATTTATATGAAATGTGCTAATGAATATTTTACAAATTGATTTAAAGTCTTTAAAAGAAGTCCCTCTAAAGACAACGCCTGAAAATGTGAAAGAGGCAAACGAGGGTCTCTTTCGTTCTAAGATGACTCTTCCTGCTGCTGCAAAGCACTGTGGTATGACACAGAAAGAAATGAAACTGACTTTTAGGGAGTATTTAAAGTATCACAAACCAGATTACGGAAATGAATTTTAATTTTATATAATGAGAATTTTAGATGATTATACCTGAACAAGATGCTCAGTGGGCAGCAGATGAGTTTATTAAATATTTTTCTAAAATGGGAAATATTGAAGACTATTTGCGTTTTGTAAAAAAACAAACTATTAACAATACTAACACAATTACTTCTCTTCATGATGAGTTCTTTAATGAAGATATGCATCCTGAAGATATGGATTTTGATATAAAATTTGTCGGTGAACGTTTTCAAAATTCACTTCCCCAAGAATATTATAATACTCTTCTTAAAGTTGTTTCTTCTCATAATAATGAGAATAATATTCCTGGAAGAGAACTTCGTTGGATTGTATTTGAAAAAAATACTAAAAAAGTTATTGGATTTATTCGTTTTGGTTCTCCAACAATTAATTCAAAACCAAGAAATGAATGGTTAGGTAAAGTTCCTAATCTTTCCATCTTCAATCGTCATGCGGCTATGGGCTTTGTGATTGTTCCATCACAACCTTTTGGATATAATTATCTTGGAGGAAAACTTTTAGCACTTTTATCTTGTTCTCATTTTTCACGTGAAACTTTAAATGAAGTATTTGAAAAAGACATTGCTCTTTTTGAAACCACATCTCTTTATGGTTCTACTACGGATTCGTCACAGTATGATGGTCTTAAACCTTATATGAGATACAAAGGATTGACTGAAAGTAAATTTCTTCCCCTTCTTCACGATGAGATATTTCATAAACTTCATAACCGTTTTTCAGTATTAAATGGTAATCAACCTCTCACAGACAATAAAGCATCTTCAAAAAAGATGAAAAGACAGAATAAAATGATTTCTATTATTAAAAATTCTCTTCAAGACCAAGAGAAACTTTTTCTTTTTAATGAAGTAATTAATACTGCGTTTACTCTTACACAAAAGAAAAGATTTTATATTAGTGAATATGGGTATTCAAATGTTCGTGAAGTAATTCTTGGAGAACAAAATAAACTCATTAGAGGATTAAACTGGGATAAGTTTTATTTGGAAAATATTATATCTTGGTGGAAAAAGAAAGCATCTAAACGTTATGAAAAACTTAAAGAAGATGGCAGATTGAGAAATAGAGTTGAACTTTGGACCGATGATAATGAAATTCAGATTATACGATGACTTATGAACTTAAAGATTGGTTGAATTCCATCAATTTCAATAAAAATAATTTAATGGAAGAAAATCCAGATACAATTAAGCAATATCCTCCTTATATTGTTAATCGTTGCTTATCTGGATATATTGACTGTATTATGTTTGCTAATGAAATGAATATGTACCATCATTTAGATAAAGATATGCAGTATATTTTTTATCTAAATAGTCTAAGGAAAAAGAAGAGATTTTCTCCTTGGATCCGAAAAGATAAAATCAAAGATTTGGAATGTGTTAAGCAGTATTATGGTTATAATGATGAGAAAGCACTTCA